CAGATTGGCGGAAAAGCATAAGGGAATGTGGGAATTCAAGAATATTTTAAATTTTTATAAATTCTATTCTATTTATATTCACTTTGTAGCGATATGTCGATATAATGAACACAAAAGAAATGATAATTTGCATGGTTAGAATGGATAGGACAATAAAACGAAAAGGAGCAGCATATGTTTGATGAATTTTTGGAAGAATATAAATACAACTGGAAAATGGCAGATAACCAGTATACAGAAGAACGGTACAGGAACAGTTTGTCGCCAAAGCAAGTGGAAAAGGCACAAAGCAGTCCGACAACATCAATCCTGCTCAGAATAAAATGGGCGTTGAAAAATTTAAAAATGAGGATTGAGGCAGCACGATTTCCAGAGATTTTAGCAATAGCGATGATCGTGTTTTCAATTTCTCTAATTCTTTTGATTGTGTCATTGGGATGGAACATATTGACATCAGAAACAACATTGTATAGATGGAGTATGACTCTTTATCTTGTCAGTGGCCTTCTGGTTCTAAATCTGATGCCAAGTACGGTGGCATATAACCGGAAAAAGTATGAGAAGCGCTCAATAAATGACAAGCACAGTATGGAAGAAATAACAAAATACTTTGAAAGTGTTTCAGTAAAAGCCCTTATTAACACAGCAGAAGACTTTAAAATTGATTTGAAAAATGCAGTGCCTTGGCTGATCCTTGAAAGTCAACAGTATATGAAAGAAAAAGAGAAGCGGCAGAAAGAAAACCTTCTGACGCAGATTGTCGTTACACTTCTTACAATAACGCTTAGCAGCGTTACGAATGCAATTGGTGATGGTACGAATGAAGCGATAAGAAGAGGGGCGATGGTAAGCAGTGTGTGCATATTAATTTTGGTTAGTCTGGTACTTTGGCATTACATAAAAAAGCATTTGGAAAAAGCGAATGATGAGTTCCAAATTAGCAAAAACTTGAGGGAAGCGCTTAATTATTATGCAAATAATTTATATAAAGAGAATCCGTTGACAATCATTTGACATGCAATATTTTTAGATACAATAAAAATGATAGGGTGAATACAGAATTGCACATAGGAATGCTCTGGAAGATTTACATAAATAGGAGAAGGTTACAATGCCTAGGAAACAGATAAAACGCAAATGTGGTCATATCGAGAATATTTATTTAGAAGATCGTGAATTCAATGACCCAGCAGCATTAAAACATCATGAGGACGAAATTTGCGAAAAATGCTATGTGTCAACTAATTGTGTTTATGAGAAAAGGATGTCTTATGTGGATTACAAAATAGAATACATTTCCTGCAGAAAAAAGGAGGGAAGTTATGATGGGAAAAACAAAACGATTGTTGTATATGTACCGTATGATTTCTAAACATGCACTAGTGTAAATGCTTCTATTATTGAGTAAACTGCGTACAATAGAAGATGAACGAATGTGGAAGCAGAGACAATAAATTAATGATACATTCACATAGGATACAGGGAAAAATCTCCGTCACGTTATGATGTGACGGAGATTTTTTGAAAAAAGATACTGAAAGTGCTATCACTCAGCTGTCTTTTGAGTGCATACACGCCATAAAAAACGCTATACAATACTTTCAAAACCTGTTCGTTAGGAGGTATTGTATGGCAACTAACAAGCGCGTCTTTACGTTGCGCCTGTCCGATGAGGTTTTTGACAAAATCGGTGTTCTTGCGACAAAAGAGCATCGGTCCATCACGAACTACATAGAGTATGTGCTGCTCAAGCATCTGGAAGAAGTTGAGCGAGAGCAAGGGGAAATCAATCTTGATGACCCCAAAGGAGACTAAAGCATCATGTCAGTTTTGAAATCCAAGCGCACAGAAAGCAAGGCGGAGTATGTGAATGTCGCCAACGCGATTTACATTGAAACGATAAACTTCCTGACCCGCATTTCCGCAAGGTATTCCAGATTGATTGCAGAGCCGGTCGCAAAGCTGGCGGGTGAGGTGATAGACCACGCTGAAAAGGCGAACAGCATCTATCCCTCAGACGATCAGCGGCGCCAGCTTCGCAAAGCACATCTTCTGGAAGCGCGGGCATCCCTGATGGCGCTGGATGTTCGGTTGACTCACTGCTATCTCATCATGACCCAGAACCCGCAGGGATGTTTCACAACTCCCTCAGGGAAAAGTGTCGATGCGAAGAAAGCAACTGAAAGACTGGACAAAATGGCTCAAAAGTTGGGTGAGCTGATTGACAAGGAAAACGACCTGCTGCAAGGCATGATCGGAACGGTCAATCGGAAAGCCTGATTTTTAAGTGGGTGTATCTCTGTCAATTCCTGCGGCGGCGGTCTGGTGGCTGCGGTCGCCGAACTACAACAACATCAACAACAACAACTACTTCTGCGCGGTTTCGTCGTCGGGGTCGTTGGACTATAACAACGCTAACAATGCGTATGGTGTTGTGCCCGGATTTTGCAATGCTTGGTCACATGGAGTAGCCATAGGTGAAAGACGACCATAGCAAAAGGAGAGGTACTTCCCTGAGGGTCAAACCTCTAAAACTGCTTTTCGATATGCTGACACGGACGCTTCTTGCATGGCGCGGGATGCATCTTACCGCGTTTCATGTGCCGGCATAAAGCAGATTAGACGATGCCCTACAATTCATCTGTACGAGGAGCGAATACTTTTATGACAAGTCAGGAGCGCCATGAAGCACGATACCAGCGCCGCCGGGCAGCACGCCGAGCCAGACAGGAAGCTCGTTGTGCCGCCCTCGGTTCGTTGGGAGAAGTATTCAGTTACCACACGATGTTCAAATATGGCCGGAAATGCTGCAACGGTGTACGCTGGAAGCAGAGCACGCAGAACTTTGAGCGGCATCTGTTTTCCCACACAGCGAAGCAGCGGCGGCTTATTTTGGCCAAAAGGTGGCGGCCTAAGAAATACGTTCATTTCACGGTCTGCGAACGCGGCAAGATTCGTGGGATTGACGCTCCTCATATTACAGACCGACAAATCCACAAGGTCATCAGCAAGGAAGTGTTGGAGCCGCTTTACGACCCCAGCATGATCTATGACAACGGTGCAAGCCGGATTGGTAAGGGACTGCACTGGCAGATCAAGCGCATCAAACAGCAGCTGGCACGGCATTACCGCAAGTATGGCCGTGCGGGCGGGGTGTTGCTGCTCGACCTGAAGAAGTTCTTTCCTTATGCACCCCATTCTATCATCTATCAGCGGCACCAGCGGTATATCCTGAACCCTGATTTTCGGCGGATAGCAGATACCATTATTGATACTGCTCCCGGCGAATTTCCGGGCCGTGGGATGCCGCTGGGCGTTGAGCCGAGCCAACAAGAAATGGCGGCAATGCCCAGTGCTGTGGACAACTGGATCAAATGCCAGATGTCCACGCATAGCGCCGGACACTACATGGATGATTACTGCATCATTCTCCCGGATATCGAAGATCTGAAAAAGCTGGGCCGCGCTATCGTGCGCCAGTTTGAAATCCGCGGCATCCCGGTCAACAAGAAGAAATGCAAGATCATCCCTCTGACAAAGCCTTTCCGCTGGTGCAAGGCTCGTTTTACCTTGACTGAGACCGGGAAAATCAAAGTCAATGGTAGCCGTGATGGTGTGATACGCGCACGGAGGAAACTGAAGTTGTTCCACCGGGAATGGCTGGCCGGGAAACGTACCCTGCAGGAGGTGGCGCAGTATATGAACTGCCAAGAAGCCTACTATAAAAATTTTGATGACCATGGGCGGCTGCTGCGTCTGCGGCGGCTTTGCTATGCAATTTTTGGAGGTAGAGTGCCTTGTTCAACAAAATCATCAAAGCCAGTGATGGCACCGTCCTTGCCTTGACCGAGGACGTGACCTACATCAAAAAAGCCGACAACGGCTGTTATATCCTCTGCCCGGAGCCTGATGCTTCGGGCATTTCTTATGCCGGGACGCCGTACCAGCTGTTCGACCGCGATCAGATGGGCGATGAGCTGGAAACGGTCATGCTGGAGCAGACCGACATCGGCAGCTGGATCATGGAATCCAAAAGTGCCATCGAGGATGCCGACGAGATGAACGTGGATCAGGCTTATCGCCTGACCCTTCTGGAGTTGAATGTCTCCGATACGGATGACACTGAGAATACCTGATAGGAGGAAAACGCAATGAGCAAAGCAACGGAAATGGTTCTGTATCGCACCTGCAAGCGCATGATCGAGCGCGGCAGTACCGATGGTCTGGCGGAGAAGATCGATATTTTCTACGCCGCCGGCAAACTGACCGATGAGCACTACTCCGAGCTGACCGGTATGCTCGCCGAGAAGAAAGAGCAGGTCTAACCCATGGTGGAGCATGAACGCTTTATCGCCCGCCGCCGGGCGCGCTTCGACGGCATAGATGGAAAAGTGAATATTCCTTATGGAACCGCCCTGACCTGTCAGGACGGTTTTCTTATGCACAAAAACCAGCGTGTGTGTGCTGTGGGGAGCCAGAACGGCATGGACTGCTTTGTGCAGGATGATGACGGTAACGGCACCCTGCGCGGGGATCTGGTAGGAAACATCCAGCGGAGCCTTGAGCGTCGGGATGCGGACTATCAGACCCGCTGGAACCGGGTTTGGGCATCGGCACTCTGCCAAAAGTACCGCCGCCCGGAGTCCGAAGACTACTGGCTGTGGGCGAGAGCGTTTTTTGATGCTCCGATTTTTGATTTGCAGGCAATCGCCGCGCTGGTTCAGTGAGGGGGATGGCTGTGAATCTGAAAGAATTGTTCTGGAGCGGTGGCGGGATGGTTTTGGTGCTGCTCTCGCTCATTGAGGTTTCGCCCATCAAGATCAATCCGTGGAGCAGGCTTGCGAAAATCATCGGACACGCCCTGAATGCTGAAGTGCTGGAACAGCAGAAGCAGACCCAGAAAAAGCTGGAGGAGCATATCCAAGTTGATGATGAGCGCAATGCTAATCTTCTGCGTACTCAGATCCTGCGTTTCAATGATGAGCTGATTGATGATAAGCACCACACGAGGGAGCATTTTATCGAGATTTTAGCCATCATTGATGCCTATGAGGACTACTGCCGCAGTCACCCCGACTACAAAAACAACCGCTGCATCTGTGCGGTAGCGAATATCAAGCGGGTGTACAACGAGCGGCTTCAAAAGCACGACTTCTCTTGAAGGAGGTTTTCTACATGAGAGTCATCGTATATCAGGCCAGCGACACATCAGCCCTGAGCAAAAATTTCACCCGTGAGGAGTTCAAATGCCCCTGCGGGTGTACTCGGCAGATGGTGGATTCGGAGTTGGTAGAGAAGATGCAGGCTGTCCGGGAAAAGCTGGGCAAGCCCATCAAAATTACCAGCGGCTACCGCTGTATTCCGCATAATGCGGCGGTTAAAGGCAGTTCGGGCAGCAAGCACCGTTATGGGATGGCGGCTGACTGGCGCATGAAAGACCGCAACATCAACCCTGTGGCTTTGGGCATCATTGCCACCCAGTACTTCAAGGCGGTGGGTATCTACTGGTATGATGGTTGCGCCATCGTACATACTGACACCCGCGACACAAAGGCGACGTGGCTCTGCGATGCACCGAAGCACTATCCCAGCACGACCTACAACACGTTCATCCTGCCGACGATCCGCCGGGGCAGCGTGGGCGATGTGAACAGAACCGCCACGAAGATGCTCCAGCGGTTGCTGGGGCTGACCCCGGACGGCATTTTTGGAGAAAAAACCGAAAACGCCCTGCTGAAAGCGCAGGAGAAGCACAAGCTGGCCGTGGATGGCATCTGCGGCCCTGCCAGTTGGCGGGCAATTTCTGGGGCCAACAAGTATCTGTGACATAGGAGGAAACCATCGTGGAAGCTATTCTGAGTTTTATTCCCGTGCCTGTCGCTGTCATTCTGATGGCGGCGGGTTTTGTTTCGCTGGCAGTCGGCGGTATCCGGCTGGGCTACAAGGCTACTGTTAAGAATCTGGCGCTGGATCTGGTGAACCGGGCTGAAAAGTCCATTATGGGTTCGGGGCAGGGGGCGAAGAAGAAAAAGCAGGTCTTCGCCGCCCTCCGCGCCAAATGCCCGGCCATCATCCAGTGGGCAATCACGGATGAAGTGATGGATGCGGTCATTGAGCGTGCTTTTGACGCTATGACCGCGGCGCTGAGTACCAAAAAGGCTTGACGGATATAAAAACGCCAGCTAAAATAGAACCACTTGAAAAGCTATGGCTTTTGTAGAGAGCGGCATATCTTGAAAAAGATGTTCCACTCTTGATTTTTACATTTCGCCGCCCCGGCGGCATACAAAATCCCCCTGCATTGACTTCATCGGCCAGTGCAGGGGGATTTTTTTGTTTGTAAACTACCAAATGTCGCCGTCATCGGCTTCCTCATCTGGGGTGAGGGCTTCCAGCATATCCGCATCCAGCTTGCCCAAATCAAGGGAAATGCGCTTGCCGGTATAATAGCCGATCACAGTCAAAACCGTGCCATTGAAATTATATTGTTTGCTTCCGCGCAGGATGCGGAGAGCCTGCTCCAAATCATTCATATAGTAAACCTCATCCTATTTTGGTAATGTAAAAGCGGGTGGATCCTTTTGTCCAAGGGTTGTGCTTGTCTTCTTCCTCGAAGCGCTTCTTCATGGAAAGCGCCTGTTCTTCTGTGCAGGTTCCGCCAACGATTTTGTCATAGCTGTTTTTCACATAGTATTTGACACCGACGGCGGCGCCGTGCTGAAGCGCTTGCTCAAGCGTAAGCATTCAGTTCATACCTCCCATCAATCACCGAACATCCGGCGCTCAGCGGCTTCCTGGCGCTCTTTTTCAATCATGGCGGCAATCCGGGACTTCTCTTTGGTGCTGAACCCCCAAGCCTTTTCGCAGGGGATGGCAACAATGAAGCCGTCCTCATGGATGCCGTATTCATTGAAATCTTCGTCAACGTACCGCTTGCAGTTGTGCGGCCGGTCGTTGAAGTCGTATTCGACCTCATCAGGAATGCGGGTCAGCTTGCCCCTGATGGGGAAGTTGTTCAGCTTTGCAAATTCTCGGATGGTCATAGTGCTTCTCCTTACTCAATCGCTTCTTCAATGCTGCTGGTGGCATCTTCCAGACTGCTTACTGCATCGGACAGGCTTTCACAGATTTCCTCGGTACGCTCGTACCGCTCGCCGCTCTGGAAGTTTTCAGGGATGTTGTCCCGGTATTCTTCTTCCTCGGTCTGGATTTCCTCAAGCTGCATCTGGAGGGTTTCAAGCTGGTCAACGATGGCCTGCAGGGCCTTTCTGCGCTCTCTGTTCATATATATTCTCCTTGATTTTTCATCGGTGGGTGGTTATAATTAAAAAGCGAGGGCGGCGGCTCCTACCCGCCGCCCTGCTCTTACGGATTACTTGTTATCCGTGGGGGTCTCGTTGCTCTGAATGATTCTGTTGGGTTTAATCGTGATCGTTATCCGCTCTGCAAGATCGGGATGTTCGACCAAGATTTCCAGCAGCTCTTTCAGAGCTTTTGCTTTTTCATCCATCGGTCTGTTCTCCTTTCCGGTGAGCTTTCCGCTCCTCCTGACATCTATATTATACAGGATTTCCTTTATAATGTCAAGGCTTTTCTTAAAGAAAAACCTATATTTTTGAAAATATTTCTTGACAAAATACAGGAAATCATTTATACTTGCGGTGAGGTGATGAGCATGGATTTCCCAACGAAAATCAAAATGGCTGAAGCTGTTGCCAAAGTAAAAGAAGCTGAACTTGCCCGGCGGATGGACACCACCCCGCAGGCATTCAACCAGCGAATGAAAACAGGAAAGTTCAAGTATGAAGAACTGGAGCAGATGGCGCAGGCCATGGGCGCAGAACTTGTTGTGAACTTCCGCTTCCCGGATGGAACAGAGGTATGATAAAAGCCGCCAGTGTTTTTGAAGCGCTGGCGGCTTTCTTTATGCCGTGGGTAAGGGCTTTACCTGAGAAGCACCAAAGAACGATGCCCGGTAGGTCTGGCCGTCCCCCTTGCTGCTGTGGATAAGCACCGCCTGAAACAGAGCTTTTGCGCCATGCTCTACCATGTACCCGGCG